ATTGAAAGAGCAATTGCACTAGCAGCAAGAAATGTAATGTTCGAATTCAACGATGAATTCACAAGAGCAGAATTTGTTGGTGTAGTCGAACCATTCCTTAGAGAAATCAAGGGAAGAAGAGGTATCACAGACTTTAGAGTAATATGTGATGAAACTAATAACACAGCTGCTGTGATTGACCGTAATGAATTTATTGCCAATATCCTGATCAAACCCGCAAGAAGTATCAACTTTGTTACGTTGAACTTTGTTGCAGTTAGAACTGGTGTTGACTTTGAAGAAATTGCTGGCAACATAGCTTAAAAGGGAGATACACAATGGCGATTTTAGGAGTAGACGATTTTAAATCCAAAATCCGTGGTGGTGGTGCCCGTCCTAACTTATTTAAGACGACACTAAACTTCCCTGGATTTGCAGGCGGCGATGTTGAATTGACATCATTCATGTGTAAAACAGCACAGCTTCCGGCATCAACTATAGCACCGATTGTAGTTCCTTTTAGGGGACGTCAATTGCAAATGGCTGGTGACAGAACATTCGAACCTTGGTCAGTTACTATCATTAATGATACTGACTTTCAAGTTAGAGATGCTATGGAAAGATGGATGAACGGCATATCAGCACATACTCAAAATACTGGCTTAGTTAATGTCGGTGATTATGTTGCAGATATGGTAGTTGAGCAATTGAATAAAAACGGTGATACTATAAAGACTTATAACTTCACTGGAGCGTTCCCAACCAACATTTCGGCGATTGATTTAGCATATGATGCTAATGATACAATCGAAGAATTCACGGTTGAGTTCCAGATTCAGTACTGGACAAGTAACACAACGTCGTAGATATATAGTATATGGACGGGATTAATTTCTCGTCCATATAAACTATTAATAAGTTAGGTGAGTGAAATACATGGCAGAAGACGGCACAACAGGTTTTAAACTTTTCGGGTTTGAGATCAAAAAAGCAAAAGGTAATGAAAAGGAAAAACTTCCTTCTATCGTTCCGCCAATTGATGATGACGGTGCAGGTTATGTAACTGCTGCCGGGTCCCATTTTGGGCACTATTTAAATTTAGATGGAGATGAAAGTTCTGACAATCATTCTCTTGTTGCTAAATATCGAGGAGTAGCACAACATCCAGAAGTTGATGCAGCTGTAGAAGATATTATTAATGAAGCAGTAAGTGCAGGTGAAGACAAACATCCTATTGAAATAAATCTTGATAATGTTGAAAAACTTTCGGCAGGTATTAAGAAAACTATTAAAACAGAATTCAATACAATTACTTCAATGCTTCAGTTCCATGACAATGCTCATGAGATCTTTAGACGTTGGTATGTTGATGGAAGATTATACCATCACTTAGTTGTTGATGAAGCAAATCTAAAAGAAGGCATTCAAGAAATACGACCTATTGATGCGGCTAAAATCCGTAAGGTTAAACAAATTAAAAAGGATAAAGATCCAAAGACTGGAGCTATGTTAGTCACGAAGATTGATGACTTTTATATCTATCAGGAAAAGCCAGGAGCACAAACAGGTGGTGTGAAACTAAGTAATGACTCGGTTAGTTATATTACTTCTGGTATTATGGATCTAGATCGTAAGAAAATATATAGTCACCTTCACAAAGCGCTGAAGCCGATAAACCAATTAAGAATGATGGAAGATTCTTTGGTTATCTACAGATTAGCTCGCGCACCCGAACGCAGAATTTTTTATATTGATGTAGGTAATTTACCAAGAGGTAAAGCTGAGCAATATCTAAAAGATATCATGTCACGTTATAGAAATAAACTCGTGTATGATGCTGAGACTGGTAATTTAAAAGATGATCGAAAGCATATGTCTATGCTTGAAGATTTTTGGTTGCCAAGGCGTGAGGGTGGTAGAGGTACTCAGATAGAAACTCTCCCAGGAGGAGAGAACCTAGGACAAATTGACGATATAATATACTTCCAAAAGAAATTATATCGATCTCTAAACGTTCCCCTCTCACGTCTTGAGCAGGAACAAGCATTTTCGCTTGGTCGTGCTACTGAGATTACAAGAGAAGAGTTGAAGTTCCATAAGTTTATTGAGAGATTGCGTCGTAAGTTTTCTGCGCTATTCCTTGAAATTCTTAGAAAACAATTGATTCTTAAAGGTGTTATCACCGAAGAAGATTGGGATCTTTGGAAGAACGATATTAATATTAATTTTATTAGAGATAACCATTTCACTGAATTACGTGACGCGGAGATCTTTAAAGAAAGAATTGGAACTCTAGATGGAGTGGCCAATTACATTGGTGCAGAAGGATTCTTTTCAAAGGAATATATATACAAAAATATTCTTATGATGGATGATGACGAAATCCTTGAAATAAAAAAGCAGATAGAAGCTGAAGCAAAAGCTGGAGAGGAAACGCCGGCACCTGATGATGAGGAAGAACCTGAAGTAGAACCTGAGGAGGAACCAAGTGAAGACGAACCAGAAGAAGAAAAACCAGAAGACGAACCAGAAGAATCATGAATGGGATGTAATTAGAAAACCTTTTCAAAGCATTATTCTTAATTTACAAAATAATGCTAGCATTGCTGATCGAAATTACATATCTACAGGAGATTCCTTATGGCATGCGCAATATAATCGTGTTACGCAGCAATTGATGGATTTAAAAGCCGAAATCAAATTAAAAGAAAAGCATTTCTTCGGTTAAGAACTAAATTTATATAAATAATACAAAAGGTAGTGAAATGGAACAAATCGTAAATTTTATTAAAAATGTCAAGGATCAAGACTTTAATGCAGCTAATCAAATCTTTTCAGAGTTGATGCAGTCTAAGCTTGAAGTTCAACTTGATCAAGAAAAGATAAAAGTTGCTGATGCAGTATACAATGGTATAGAACCAGATGAAGATGTAGAGGAAGATGAAGAAGAAGAGGAAGCTGATGAAGAACTTTAAAGAACTTCGTGAAGCAAAAATGCCTCCAGGGGAACATCAATTCGATAAAAAGATTAAAGGAATTACTTTAATGATACACAAAGATAAAAATAAATTTGTTGTGTACATTGATGGAGAAGAATTAGATGCATTTAAAGATCTAAAATCAGCACAAAGAGCTGGTGAAGAATTTATTAAAGCATTGAAGGGATAACAAATGAAGTTAATCAGTGAATACTACGACGGAGATTTCGTCGAATGTCTAGTTGAGAAGACCGAGAGTGGTGATAAGAAATACACTATTCAAGGCATATTCGCTGAGACTAACAAAAAGAATCGTAACGGCCGAGTGTATCCACGAGAAATCATGGAAAAAGCGGTGAATAAATACGTTACAGAACAGGTATTAACTAAGAGATCTGTAGGTGAACTCAATCATCCTGAAGGACCTACAGTAAACTTAGACAAAGTTTCGCATCTCATTACCGACCTCAAACTTGAGGGAGATAATGTTATCGGAAAGGCATCAATACTGCCAACTCCTATGGGCAAGATCGTAGAAGGTCTTCTTTCAGGTGGTGTTCAGTTAGGTGTCTCAACTCGTGGTATGGGTAGTCTCGTGCAACAGAATGGTGTAAACGTCGTCAAAGACGACTTTATTTTAAATACGGTTGACATCGTACAAGATCCAAGTGCTCCAGGAGCGTTTGTTAATGGAATCATGGAAGGCGTAGATTGGGTCTGGAATAACGGCATTATTGAAGCAAGAGAAATTGAAAAAATGGAGACAGAAATTCTGAAAGCTCCACGAAAAAACCTTTATGAGGTTCAAACTCGTGAATTTAAAAATTTCCTCTCGTTACTTAAATCTTAGTAAAAAGGAGTACGTAAGTATGTCTGAGATGATAAAAGAAGATCAGGATACTGAAGCTGAACTCCAGACTGACGAGAGTGAAGTCGTGGAAGAAGCAACAGAATTCGATGGAAAGAACGCAGAAGCAGATGCGGTAAAAGCTGTGAAAAAAGCAGAAGCTGACGGACCGGCCAAGGGGACTCCTCCTGGTGGACCCGGTGGTACTGCAGAAGCAATGCCTAAAACTAAAGCAGGTATAATCAATGCAATGTAT